GACATTTTCGATAATATTTAATGTTCTATTTTCTGTTTTAACACCAGGTGTCAAACCTTTTTGCATTTCTTGTGCAGTGTCTTTTAAACTTTGAAATTTTGACTCTGGTATATTATTTTCTTTCATAAATTTTTTAATTGCTTCATCATCTACAATTTTTTTACTTTGTAATTCTACTTGTTCTTTTATAGGTCTTATTGCACCATCAGTGGTTTTTGCTATAAAGTTAGCTGCTGTTTTTCCGTACAAAATTTCATTTGCTTTCATTCTTAATGTAGTTTCTGCTTCATTGGCACCCTCTAATAGTTGTGCATATGCTTTTGGTTTCCCTAAAATTTTAGAAACATATTGACCCCCTTTTATAACAATTGGTCCACCAATTAATTCTGCTGCTGCACCCTCACTGGCTGCTCTAACTACTTCATTAACAACGTTATCTTTTGGATCAAATGTTTGAGAAACTATAGCTCCTGCACCACCTCCTGCTGCAGCTCCTGCAGAAGTTTTTAGCAATCTATTTATAAAAGGTTTTGATAGCATTCCTACCCTACCTGCAATACCAGGTAAATATCTTGCTCCAGTACCTAAAGCACCTACAATAGAAAGACCAGCTTCAGTAAGTAATCTACCCATAGATGGGCTTTGCATATACTCTTCAGTCGCTTCATCAGCTACAGAATCTCCAACTAAATTTTGATTTATTTCTGTTAAAGCACTTTTAATTTTTGCAGCTTCATCAGGTGTTGGTTTATCACCCTCAATGTTTACTACTCCAAGACCTTTGACATTAATTTGTCCCATGTTAATCCTTTACAAGTTCACCTTCTTCACTAAAAGAATAATAATCTAAAGAAGGATTGTAAGTTATATCTTCTGCATCGATACCAAATTTTGAAAAAGCAGAATTATAATAATCTATTGTATTTGGGTCTACCACTGTACCACCTGCACCAAGTCTATCATCAAGTTGTTGAATTTTATTTTTTGCAACTTTAATTTTTTCTACTATAACATTTTCAGGATCTGTTATTGATGGAAGAATAGCATTAAAACTTGCTTCTTCTAAAGGACCGACCTGTGCACCCCTTAATGCAGCAATAGCTTCTTTTCTAAATGTTTCTAATTTTGTATTGAAGTTAGCAGCTTTTGCATTAAAACCTAAAGCAGCTGTTGCTTTTGCATATCTACCTTCTATAGGACCAGAGTCTGCACCTTTAGCAATATCATTTAAAATATCATCAGCAGCACTTAAAGTAGTGTATCTTTTACCAGCTTTTTCTCTTTCTCCAAAAGTAGGTTTATCTTTAATATCAGTTACTACACCATCTTCTACCTTAACAATTAATCTGTCTTTTACATTATACCCTAATTCTTTTTTTTCAGCTTCAGTAGCTGATCTTATACCTTTATCTTTCTTTTTACTTTGTAGCTCTGCCAAAGAAATCATAGTAGCAGGTAATTTTCCAACTCCTTCTCCTATAGCTCTTCCTACGCTAGACAAAACATTTTCTCCAGGCCTTTGAGTTGATGCTAACAATGGAGCTGCTAATGTTGCAGCATAAAGTGCTTTTTCCTGACTTGTCAAACCACCATTACTAAATTTTTGTATATTTGCTATACCACCAGTATTAAACTTTGCAGGTTTATGATGTTTAAAATATCTATCCTTAAATAATTTTCTTGTTAAAACTTTATCCATGACTACCTCGGTTGCATCAAGTTGTAAGCAGAGTATGCACCTAATCCGGCACCTAATGCTTGTCCAACTGGATTAGAACCTGGAGCTGTAGTAGCTGTAAGTGTACTCTGTGTTGTTGGTAAATTTGTCATAATACCTTTTAAAAATTCTATTCTTTGGAATGGTTCATATGCTCTTTGTAATGCAGTCTGTCTTTGAGCTTGTAAAGCAGCTTGACCTATTCCTCTTTGGACTCCACCAGCTTGTAATTGAGCTTGAATATCTGCAAGGGACATGGCTTGTTGTTGGGCACCTAATTGACCTAATGCTTGACCACTGGCTAATTGTCTTGCTCTTTCAGTTTGAGCTGCGCCTAATGCAGTTTGAAAACCTTGGGCTTGTGCTTGACCGATGTTTGCAAGTCTAGCTCTTTCTATTTCTGCTTCTGCAATTCCTTGTCTTCCTCCACCAAATGCACCAGCTCCAACAGCTTGGGCACCTAATCTATTAGTCGCCATTTGTGCTTGTCTTGTAATTTCATCAGTAACAAATGATTGAAAGGGATTTAAAAATTGTGAAATATTTGGAGCAGCTTGAGCACCTTGTAGTGCAGAAATTCCTTGGCCAACTGTTCCAGCACCTACTCCAGTTTGACCTGCTTGAGTAATTGCTGCTTGTTCTATACCAGAGATTGGCGCAACTTGAATTGCAGGTAAAGAAACTGGTTGTGCTGCTAATTTAGCAGCTTGATCGTATAATGAAAGTTTTCTAGCTTCAACACCAGGAGCCTCTCTTTGTGTTACGACAGATGAACCTGATTCAGTTGGAGCACTACCTCCACCCCCAAAAATAAAACTCATTATTTAATCTCCTTTGTATATAAATATCTTTTAACACCCCAACCTTTAGTTTTTAAAAAAGGTTGCCATCCTGGCCTTGCATGAACTGCCACTCTTTTACATTTTGCAGATTTTGCAAGTTTTTCTATTGTATCAGCAAGTTCATCCTGCCACAATTCTCTTTTATCTCCTTTTAATAATATTACTTCACATTGATTAAAATTAGGAAGAGCCGTGATTCGTGTAACACAAACACCAAATACTTTATATTGATTACCGTCATCAGAACCAAACATAATAAAAAGTTGCATTCCACCTTCTTTAATTATTTTTTTTAAATAATTTATATTCATTGGATCACCATCATATTTTAAACCTTCCCTCAACATAAACTCAACTAAATTCCAATATTCATCGACCATATCAGGAACAATTTCAAGAACCTCTACTTGTTTTTTTATTTTAATTTTTTTTACTTGCATCTATTAAATCGTATATTCTTTTAAATTTTTTTTGTTGATCATAAAAAAAGTCTGCTCCAGCTTTTCTCATACTTTTAAAACTTTTGGGATCACCACCAGATAAAATACCTGCACCTAAAACTGCATCAGCACGTGATACAAATTCTCCATCAGCCAATTGTGCTAACATAGTATCTTCATCTTTATCTCCAACTCCAGCTCCATCTTCTACGTACCCTTTAGCTCTAACATAATTATTAACATCATTTTCATTATGATCTACTTTAGATGGTAAATAATTTATACCACCTTGATTATATTTAGGTATTGCTGTAGCGAGGCCACCTTGATTTGCATAAAACATATTAGATCCAAAAACTTCTGATGTTGAAGGTAAAGCATTTGTTACTGGTTGAAATGCCCCTTCTAATTTTCCTGACTGTTCTTTGTAAGCTTGTCTATAATCATCTTCAGTAAATGGTTTTTTTACCTCATCTGAACCTTCTAAAAAAGGTAAAAATGCTGATGCTGTTAAAACTTTACCTGTGGTTGGTAAACCTTTAAAACCAGAACCTGATTGAGCCATAAATGCTTTTATAGATTTATCTGTAACTTCAGTTCCTTCTTTTTTTAAAGCTTCTATTGCTTTTTCTCTAGACACATCTGGAGTTCCTATTAAAGATGATATTCCTCTTCCAGGAAGAGTTTCACCAAATGCAACTGTATTACCAGTTGAACCAAATGCTTGAAAAGGACCAACATTTGACATACCTGCTAATTGTGTACCACCACCAACAATTGCTGCATCTCTTAATGCTCTTTTAGTTGATTTACCTCGAAGTTTTTGTACACCAAATGTGGCTAATGCTAATGTAAATGGATCCATATAGTAATTTCCTAATTAATGGATATATTACCATTTTACTCTTTAGTTATCAACTCATCACTAAATCGACCCTCATAAGAGTGTTCTCCTACATGAGCAATAGGACCGTCAACATAGGCATAACATTTACCCCCTATATCTTTCCAAAGTTTACAAAAAGAAAAATCCTCACCTAAATATGTTTTAGTTATTGGATCGTGTAAGCAGTCAAAAAAATTCCACATATGAGGTCTATCAACATATTTACCATTTATCACAGTTTTTTGTACAATACTTTTTTCAGGATAGGCTTCAATCATTTTAAAAAATACCTCTCTTTTTATTAACATACAACCAGTTGGACTGTGCGTTACTTCCATAACACCATTATCTAATATAATACTTTTTGGATCTGCAACTTTCATCGGATAGGTATTTAAATATTTTTTTAAGTCTTCAGGTTTTTCTACTTTACCTTGTTGAATTTTATTAAATAATTTATCCCACATCATGGTTTTTAATGGATATGGTATTGAAATAATATCTTTGTCTTTTTCAATCATTTTAAATATAGAGGGTGAATGAAACCAAATATCAGAATCAACAAATAATAAATGGGTGTAATCACTTTCTAAAAAACCTGATACACATAAATTTCTACCTTGTGTTACTAGAGAAGATTTCATCAAATTAAATCTTGTTAAAACTCCTTTATCCAAAGCTAATTTTTGAAACTCCAAAAGAGCTTGTGCATAATGCATTGATACGTCACTGTGTACAGGACTTGCTACAAAAATTTTATATGGAGATTCTGGTTTACTTTCTTTTTTTTTCCACATTGGCTCTATTGATTTTTGATGAGGAGGTGGGTCTATTCTAAACTCTTTCAAAGTTTGATAAGTGTCTTCATTTATATACTCATCTTTTTTTCCATTCATCCAAAGCTCCTTTCAAAAATTGTGTCCATTCTTCTCCTTTATTTTTCCAGTTATAAAATTTTTTATAATATTTTTGTTGTTCATTTAAATGATTTTGAACTGAATCTTCATGTAAATAGTTAGCTGCAGTTTTAATTGCAGATGCTGTATCAATTGCCATTTGTTCATAGTTTGTAGAATAATTAACATATACTGGCCACTCTGCACAAGTTTCATATAAGGCACCAAAATTATTTGTTATTACATGTACTCCAGATGACAAAGCCTCTAATGCAGAAACACAAGAAGTTTCTTCAAATATACAAGGATAAACAAACATGTCATAATTAGGCATCATTTCTTTTATATATTCATTTGGTTTATATCCAATATAATTTACATTTGGTAATTCTTTAGCTTGTTCATATAATGGTTTAAATTCATCATCATGTACTTTACTAAATTCAGAACCATAAACTTGAGTAGATGAATAAACATCTAAAGAAATTTTTGGATCATTTATTTCCTGCATAGCACGAAGTAAAACATTAATTCCTCTCCATGGAGTACAATGATGTATTAACTTTATAGGTTCATCTTTTTTGTAAATTTTTCTTATTGGAAAGTTGTCCATACCATTTTTAATAACAACACACCTATCAGTAGGTATGCCAAAAAAATATCTAAATTTTTCATAGTTCCAATGACTGTTAAAAACATACCAATCATACTCTTTATGTCTCTTTGGATTTTTAAAAAATTCTTGTAAGTTGGGTTGGTCATAAGAATTTTTTTGCCACAAAATATTTAATTTGTTTGGGTCTATTGGTACTTTACCAGGTATTGATGTACAAATTTGTGTTTGATCTAAAATATCTTTTGAGACATGCTTTTCTAGCATTTCCATTTGAAGTTCAGTAGCACCTCTTGGTTTCATAAATTATTTTTTAGTCTTTGCACCTAACGTTACTCTTGTTACTTTAACTTCCAAATCTTGTCTAAAGTCATCTGCAGTAGTATCAGTATTGGGATCAGCAACATCAGAATCAAAATCATCTTTACTAGCGTATATTTTTCCTGTTCTTTTATTTTTAATTATTTCTTTTGCTTCAACTGGTATTTTTGGTATATCGTTCATAATTATCTCCCTTGTCGATTATATTTCTTATACGATCTTTTTTCTGATTTTGAAAGACTTTTTTTATGTCTACGAGGCCGTTTACGAGGCTTTGGTCTAGGCACAAAATGTACAAATTTTTGTCTAGCCATTTAATTTTTTCTTTTTAGGTGTATGAAATTTAACATTACCAGATACAGATATTCTTTCTCCATCACAACTAAAACCATTAACGTAGTGTGGTAAGTTAGCAGGGAAAATATAAAAATCACCAACTCTAGGAAAAAAACTATGGCTGTTAAGATACATATCATCCTCTTGTAATTTATTCATAAAATTAATAACGCCTGGTTTGCTTGTACTTTTTCTGGTTTTATATTCTTCTTCTAATTTTTCTGGCACATTAAGAAATAAAACAAAAGATAAATCTTCTTCATGGTGGTGAAGAGGATTAGATTCATATTTAGTCATATAGTTAACCCAAGCAGATGTCAGTTCTATCTTTGGTGAAACAAATTTTCCGTAATGTTCTACATATGCTTGTAAATAACTTTGTAAGTAAGGAGCAATTATTTTAAAAATTTTTTTACGATTGAGTTTATATTCCTGATTCATCAGCCCAGCTAGTTTGGCTCTAACATCTTCACCTTTTTTATTACATAAATTTTTTATTTTTTGTATCTCTTCCTCATTTAGAGTTGTTTTATATAAAAAAGGACCCCAATAAAAAAATTTATAATTTATTTTTTTATTATCCATTTTCCTGTGATCGGTCTATAAGTGCATAACTTATTACACCTTGTATTTTACTACTTCCTGTAGCTGCTTGTACTGTTATTGCATCACCTGCTTCTAAATTTAAACCTTGAGGGGTAGAATTAACTTGTGATTTAGCAGCTAAATCATCTCTAAAAAATTCATACTCTGTGCTTGAATCAGAAGAGTCTACTAAATTCATGTTTACTACAATAGCTGAAGAAGCATCATTGTTTGCACAATAAACACTTTTAATAATTAATGTTGCATCATTTGGACATGTAAGCACTGTAGTCTTACCTGTACTAGCTTGTTTAAAACCTTGGTTTTTATATCTAATGGTCATGATAAAAAGTAGTTAAAGGCATCCTGTTCATTTTTTAATTCTTGTTGATAAGAAGTATTTAGCTTATCTTTTAATGTTTGTAAAGATTGAGAAACTTGCCTTTGATTATCTTCACTATATTCTGGTGTTGGTTCGGGAATAACTATATCTACTCTAGCCATTATCTCATACCATCTGGTTGTACGTCTGCCCTAAAAGTTCCATATCTCCAATTCTGATCAGTGGAGGTATTTGCAACTTTTATACTAGCGAACCTTGATCTGGCTCTTGTGTCTACTTTTTCTGTTGTACTATTTATTGTAAAAGGTCCGAGAGGCGAGGATGATGCAGTGTCAGCAGGAAATCTTCTTAAATTTATAGTCACTTGTGCATCTCCAGTAATCAATTTAAAGTCAGGAATAAATCTTCTCATGCTCATAAAAAATTGACCATCTCCACCTTGAGATAAATCAAAATCTCCTGATTGAATAAAAGCAGGTATGGCAGTTTTAGCACCTAAAGAATCAACTTGATTATTACCAACTTCGTGTGCGTAATAAATAGAAGCACCATTAATATTTGTAACGCCTTGTATTGTTGGAAATGATGGTATGTTTGTAGAATTAAATTCAGTTGCATATGGTTTGTCATATAATGTTGCATCATTCCATGTTGTTCTAGATAATGATCCAGTTGTCCAAGTTTGTTCAGCATAATTATAAGTTACAACTCTATCTATTAATGCAGAACCACTTTTTGGATAGAACCAACTTACCTCTTCATAAAGACTATTAAGACCTGCATAAACTTGTTCACCATTACCATAACTTATACCTAGGTTATCTCCTTTATCTGTAAATACAAAATCTTCTACTAAACATGGAACAGATTTAACAGTACCATCGTAAACAAAAAATCCTCCTGATTGACCCATCCACCAAACTGCACCGTTTACATATTTTATTGAATGTTGACCTATAGCTCCACAATTGCTTCCCACTTGTCTTATAGAAAAAGTAAATGGTGGACCTACGAATTGCATTACATATGCTGAAGTGTCAGTAAGGATCAATATATAATCTTTACCTTTAGCGGCTCCTACAATTTTAGTTCCTGAATCTATTCTAAAAGTTCCTGCTGTATTTACTGAAGTAGGAGCGTAATCAGAAATATCTTCTTGATCAGAAAATCTAATAAACATTTTATCTTGTGAAGTAGTTGTTCCAATTGTTGTTTCAGTGCCAAGCATTACTAGATGTCTATCTCTTTCTGAAACAATAGACATAACAGAAGTTGTTGGGGCTCCACTTACAACAGTGGCTCTAGTAGTCAAAGCTCCAGGAGTAGTACTTACAGTATCCCATTCAAAAGTTTTTCCATTTTTTATTGTTGCAATTAATTTAGATCCAAAATGATCTAAAGACCAAGATGCCGAATCTAATGTAACCCCTCCAGATAGACTAGCATTTCCCCAAGCTGTAAAAGCTTCTACTGAAGCACCATCACTATGGGCAGATCTTGTACCAGCGACAGCTCTTGTTATCCCTGTTAAATTATTAGAAGAAATTCCAGTATAAGAAATAAATTCTGCACCTACTTTTATAGTTCCAGAAGTTGGTAGACCTACAACAGACGTTAATGTAATTGAGGTACCTGAACCTCCAGTTCCAGCGGTGTCATCTAAAAGTGCACCGTTCAAAGTTGTTATAATTCCAGAACCTCCACCCCATTGCGCTGTGCCCCAACCAAATCCTGATGTCTGACTTAATGGTCCTACTTTAACGTAAGGGTTTATTGTAGCTGCACCACTAGCTGAAACACTTGTTCCCGCATTAGAAGCCATAGTAATAGTAAAAGTATCTAAAGACGGTGTAGTAACAACTTGAAAAGTATTTGTTTCAAAATCGGAAGAGGAATATCCAGCACCACTTGGTGGTGTGACTGAAGTAAAAGTAAACAAATCTCCTGGTGAAAACCCATGAGCTATTTTGTTAACAGTAACAGTTGGACTTGTATTTACAGTAGTAAATGTTGCGCCAGTTATAGCTGTATCTAATGGAGTTATGTCGAAAAAAGAATCTTCAAAATATATTAACAAAACTTTATTAGTGCCAATAGCGGCATATCTTCTACCATCTAAATCAGCCCATTGTAATTGATCTCGAGCAGCTCCACAAAATGTAGAGTTTGTTATTTGTTCCCAACCACCAATTTTTTCTGGGAGCCCATATCTAAATCTAACAAAATCACCATCTGTCCACTGACCTTCAGCTCCAGCAGGTGTAACTTGTTTATTAAAACCAGGTCTAATTTGTACATTTGTTAAAGGCATATGGGTATTATACCCTAGAAAGAATGTTATTTAAATACTTTGTAAATGTAGTATAAAAGGAGCTTCAAAAGGATAAATTATATGGATCATTTAGAGGCAGTAGTTGAAATTAAAAATGTTATTTCTGACGAATTCATAAAAAAAATAATACCCTTAATAAATAAAAAAGCATCAAAAAATTTAACAACATTTGGAGGTCTAGATAAAAATGTGAGAAATGTAAAAGGCTATCGTTTAAATCTAGAAACTCCAACTAATTTATTTTATTGGAACTTTATAAAAACGGAAATAGAAAGACTTTATATTTTTTATAAAAGTAAATTTCCAAGAATAACGAGTTCAGTAATTGGTCAAATAGATTTGTTAAAATATAACCCAGGTGGTAAATATGAAATTCATACAGACCATCATTCAGCTCTATCTAGACATTTAAGTGTTATTTTAAATTTAAACAGTGAATACGAAGGTGGAGATTTAATTTTTACAGATCAAAAAGAAAAAGAAATTAAAAGATTAAAATTAAATAAAGGTTCTATAGTTTTTTTTCCTAGTAATTTTATTTATCCACATGGTATTCAACCTATTACGAAAGGGACAAGGTATAGTATTGTTGCATGGTTAAAGTAAAATATAAATTAATTAAAAATTTTTTTAAACAACAAGAATTAGAAATTCTTCAAAAATATTGTTTTAATAAGCTTGATAAAAACAAAGACTATGAATTAGACATTCAATCTTTTTCTCCCGCTTGGTATCAAGATCCACTCATGACTTCTTTATTAGATATAAAATTACCTATAGTAGAAAAACAATCTAATCTAAAATTATTTCCAACCTATGCTTATTGGAGATATTATGTTTTTGGAGCAACCCTATCTAAACACTCTGATAGACCTGCTTGTGAAATAAGTGTAACTGCTTGTATAAAAAAATATGATAACTGGCCTATTACTGTAGAAGATGAATCTTTTGAAATTAAAGAGGGAGATGCAGTTTTATATGCAGGGTGTGATCAAAAACATGGTCGTCCTGGAGTTTATAAAGGTGAAGGAATGGCACAAGTTTTTTTTCATTATGTAGATCAAAACGGTCCTAATAGAGAACACGCTTATGATAGAAAGGTTGAATAGAACAAATAATTATTGTAGAAAAATATATTAATGAAGGAAAAAACAGTTAACATAGACAATTTTATTGGTGTATACGATAATTATATTACAGAAGAGGAATGTAAAAAAGCTATTCAACTGTTTGAAGACCAAGACAAATTTAATAAAACTGTTAATAGAATAGGTTTTGAAAAAGCGTCAATACTTAAAAAACAAGATCAACAATTTTTCGCAGCTCCTTTTAATATTAAAGTATGGTGGGACGAATTAAAAAGTTTAATATTTAATTATGAAATGGCTTTTAAACATTATGCAGAAAACATTGGCGCAAATGAGGCTTACGGAGTTCCTTTTCGATTGACCGATTTAAAAATACAAAAAACTTTACCAACTGAAGGATATCATGTTTGGCATATAGAACATGGTGCAGGTTATAATAATGAGCCCCGTGCTTTTGTATTTTCTGTATATTTAAATGATGTTGAAGATGGTGGAGAAACAGAATTTTTACATTTTTCAAAAAGAGTCAAACCAAAAACAGGTAGAATAGTTATATGGCCATCTGGCTTTCCATATCTACATAGAGGCAATCCACCTTTGTCAGGTGAAAAATATATTTTGACATCTTGGATGATGTTAAGATAATGAATAAATTTGATCCTTTTTTACATGAGCATTTGTTTTATGAATATAAAGTTAAAATAACAACAGAGGAAATTAATCAAGTTTTAATTTTAATTAAAAATGAAAAAACTAAAGATAAAAAAAGCACTTTTGACTCTTTCAACATTTTGAATTTTCCTATTTTAAAAAATTTAAAAAAACAAATAATTAACATTTTAGAAAAACATAATTTAATATTAAAAAATAATTGGGCTCAATTTTATAATAGTAACAATAAACATATTGTTCACTGTCATTATGGGTCAGTTTATTCAGGAATAATTTATTTGGATGGGCTAGAACCTAGTCCAACTGTTTTTTACGATAGTTTGTTTAATAATGTATATCAGCATAAATTTAAAAAAAATACATTATTAATGTTTCCCTCAATGACTCCTCATGAAGTACGATCTTTAAAAAAAGATGAACAGAGGTTAATAATATCTTTTAACACTACGAAAGAAAATTAAATGATTAGAATTATAGATGACTTTTTTAACAAAAAAGATTTTGAAGCAGTAAAAAATTTTGCTCTAACCAAAGCATTTTATACACCTGCATATAACAATAAAGAAAAAAATAAAAAAAGTTTTTATGGTAATCAGTGGAAATTAAAAAATGAACCCAATTTATTAAAATTATTTATAGAACAAGCTGAATTAAAATTTAAAATAAAAATAAAAAAAATAGATGAAAATAATTGTGGTATTGATCAAAGAAATTTAGATACTTTTAAACCACACATTGACATAAAAGAAGGAGCAAAAATAAATATTTTAATAATGATAGCTGGTCCCACTGCGGTCACAAATGGAACTGTATTTTATACAGAACAACAATTAGATATTCATGTAGGATTTAGAGAAAATAGAGGGATAATTTTTCCTTCAGATAAATTTCATTCTCCACATGCTAGTAATATACCTAATCTTAAAAGGTATACGGCTACTTTATTTATAAAGGATTATGAAGAATAAGAAGTAGGTCTTGCGCCTTTTTCAGATTCATCTCTAGAGTCTTCATCCCAACTCAATTGTAACTCTTTCAAAAGCTCTGCATCCCATCTAGATATAAATTGAGAACTAAAATCACCTAATTCTGCTTGGTTCCAAGATTTATGTGGAGTAGTGTCTCTATGTTCTACAGTATCCATATGGTCTAAATTATCACTCACATATTGAATAGCCCAAATATTAGACCATTTAGAATCATTCCAAAAAGCATCATCGTCAATATCAAAAGCACGAGGACTATATTCTCCTGTCTGTTTTATAATTTTTTTATCATCAAATATTACTGTCCAATTTGCATTAGTTGCCATTTTTTCTCCTACGTCTTAATAATATAAATTAGTGTTAAATAAGGTTGTATAACTGAAGTTGCATCTCCGGCAAAGTTTGCACTCATGTTATGGGAGTGGCCTGAACCAGAACCAGTGGTTAAAGTTTTATTACCACCCGGTGTAGTAAATGATGGACCTCTAGTTTGTACGTTAGTTGTATAATTAGTAAAATGACCAGAACCACCAGGTACTAATCCATCATGAGCATGAGATGCAAGTTGTGCTGTTGTTAAAGTTGCATTAGCTGTTGAACCTGCAACATTCCCTGTTGAAGTTACAGTATTAGCTCCACCAGTTGATGCTAAAGCTTTAGTGTTAGATTTTCCTACTGGAACATTATCAGCTAAATTTGGTAAGTTAAAAGTAGAAGCCCCATCTCCAACTCCATAAGTTGTTGAAACGACTGCGAATAATGCAGAATAAGTTGATCTCGAAACTGCTGATCCATCACATTCTAAAAATCCAGTTGGGACTGATGCTGAAGACCACGGTAAAATAGTTCCCGTAGCAGTACCCTCGATACCTGTAAGATTTGCTCCAGTAAAATCGTATCTTGTTGCTTCGTAATTTGACATATTCTATTTCTCCATGTAAGTCCAGCCGACATCTGAACCAGAATAAACTAATCCAAAACCAGCTCCTTCAGTATTAACGACCAAGTCTGAAGTTGCGTTTGCTATTTTAGAACTGTTTCGTCCTACAGTCAATGCGTTGGCATCAAAAGTAAATCTCGAATCTATAAAGTGTACTTCATCACCATTAGCAGGTGATGCAGGTAGTGTAATTGTTACAGCTCCACCATTTGTGTCAACAAAAAGTTGAGCACCAGCTTGTACTGTTTCACTAGCTGTTACAGTTCTCCATTTTCTATATTCGTTTGCTTTTTCAACATTTGTTCCATCAGAATAAAGGACATAACAATTGCCCTCACAAAGTAAAACACCAGTTCCACTAACTGTTTTAAAAGTTAATGTATAACCAGCATGGTCTGTGCCATCAACAACATTATAAACTTTTTCTATACTATTTGGAATAGTTACAGTTCTGTTTGCTGCTAATGTGCCTGTCAATTTTAAAGTTGCATTTCTAGCATTTGAAATAGTCTTATCAGTCATTACTAATGCAACATCTGAAGAGGCTACATCTATTGCTTGATATCCAGCAATTGCTTGTTGTACTAGATTTAAATTATTGTTTGTATTGTCACCCCAGGTACCGGCATTTTCACCAGTTACCATCAGTTCAAGTTTTAGATCGCTTGAAAAACTACTTGACATAAAATTCTCCTAAATAATTATAATTATACATTCATCATGCTGCCAAATCAACCTCTGTCCAAGTATTAGTTACGCCAGGGTCTATCTCTTGCCATGCAGTGACATTAACTGTGCCAATACTAGATGTTAAAGCTATGCCTGTAGGGACTACTAAACCATTTGCAGTAATACTATCTTCTCCTAAAGCTGAAGTAATTGATAATCCAGTAACACCAACCTCTACACCTGGTACACCGACAGCTGCACCAATAGACATAGTTGCTTGAATTCCACTAGGTGATTCTGTTGTTGTTTGAGATAATGTAAAATTACCTATTGAAAACGAAGCTTGTATACCAGAAACATCTACTGGAGTTTTTAAACCACCAACTGTATTTCCTTGGGATGATGTTAATGACTGTCCAGTAACACTTACATTTGCGTGTCCTTCAAAAGCTAGAGTCCCAAATGTAAAATCAAGTTGATCTTCAGAAGCAAAAACAGTTATATCTTGATCTATTTTTAATGAGAAACTCCCTAATGAAAACGAGGCTTGAACACCACTTACAGCAGCATCAAAACTAGCAGAACCTGTAGCAGCTCCAATAGAAGAAGTTATTGTTTGACCTGTAGGAATAACAGAAAATGCTCCACCCCAAGCAAGATTACCCCAAGTTCTTCTTCCCCATCCCTCTCCAGTTAACTGTGATTCATCTACTGTTGTAGAACCAATACTAGAAGTAGAAGAAATTCCTGTAACTGGCACTCCTATTCCTACAACTGTACTTCCAACAGCCATAGATTCTAAACTTCCAGTTACTTGAACAAGTGCAGAAGTTCCACCAACTGATGTTCCTATTGATGATGTTAATTGAATTCCAGTGACACCTACATCTGCATTACCATCTGTTGTGACTGAACCTTGGCTTGTAGTTATTGAAAGTCCTGATCCACCCCAGTCATTAGCACTCCAAGTGGATTGTCCCCAATATTCAGAGCCTGGTGACTGTACTATAACTGTAATATCAGCCACTAGGCTCCTCCTTTAAATTAAGCTAATCTTAATATGGCAGCAGAAGTTGTGAACGCAGGAAATTGAATTGTAAAAGTTCCAGACGTTGCAGTTTTATCACCACCAAAATCTAAAACAGCTACAGCATCAGTAGTTCCTGAACCACCATCTGTTGTTGTGTTATAAATTAAAGCTCCTCTTGCAGTAAGAGTTACGTTTTGAAAAGATAAATCAGCAAAATCAGTAATCGCTACTGAAGATGAAACTTTAACACCTTGATTTACTAAAGCACTTCCACCAGCTGAATAGTTTGATGAAGATACTTCGTTTGAAGTTGTGTAATTTGTAGTTGATTTACCTAAAGTTGCCGAGTTTGTATACATAGCTAATTTGTAAGTATCAGATGATGTATCAAAATCATGTTTTCCTTGTAGTAATTCTTTTTTAAAAGAATCACATATAGCATTAGTTGTTATAGCCATAATTTTCTCCTTATAATTTATGGACTAGGAGAATCGACCTTGATTCTTGGAACCCCGTCTTGATATTCTCCTCGTCTTCTTCTACCCATTTGTTGTAGGGCAAAATTTTGTGTTTCTTCATTATACTTCGAATTATATAGATTGTATAGATTATCAGGTCCTTTTAAAAATCTAAATGCTTCAGCTAACACACCGTGTAATAGCATAGATTCCTGATTTGTTGATAAGTAGGTATTTGTTGTACTTGTAAATTCTGGTGGAGACTTAATATAATTCAATTGTACAGTATCTGCTGCAGCAGGTGTTGGAGCTACTAATATTACAGGTCCTTGTTGAACATTATCCTCCCAATTTGCCCAATATTTTGGAGTCCCTGTTGTATTATCATTAGGTGCAAATTCAGAAATAAAACTAGTGTCTCTCTTTTCTAAAAAAATTCTATTATTACTACTATCAATTACTTGTACTGATCTAACAATAATAGCATCACCAGGTAAAACTACGTACCTATTACCTATTGTAAAATTTGATGTAGCATATTTTCTTAAATCATCGTAATCCACTTTTCCTGCTATATCTAATTCAACAGATTTAATAAAATCTTGAATAATAGCATCAGTTAAAACAACACTATCTACTTCAGTATAGTTTCTCACTTGAGTTAAAAATGATGAATGTGTTATAGACATTATGTAATATTTACCCCCACAAATCCTACTGAAGCTAAAAGCTCTCTTCTTCTATTTTGTAAAGCAGGATCTTCTGGAATCATACTGTGCATAATAGTTGTAACTCCATTTCTAACAATTTCTATATCTTGAGTTTTAAATGCAAAATTTCCTGGTAAAGTAAGATTAGCAACTCCTACAAATATTCCACCCGAATCTGCAATAGTATCATCGTTTGGAGCTTGTGGATTTATTGTTGATATATCAGTAGGTTGTTGAAATTTCATTGTTCTTGGATTTTGTAGAGCAACAGCATCTGCTTTATGATAAGGTGGATCAAGTTGTGGATGTTTAGGCTCAAATTCTGATATATGTACTAAAGCTCCAGTCCATTCTTTTACCATTTCTCTATATGGAAAAGCTTGTCCTGATCTATCAGATATTGCTTTTGATCTTTTACCACTTGCGTAAGCCATTATACACCATCTCCAAAATATGTTTGAGGTGAAATATAAACAGAAGTCCTTGAACCATCTTCATTTAAAGCTCTTAATAATTCATCCTCATAAAGTTGTTTTAATAATTGAATTCTATCTGGTGCTTTTTTTTGTGACAAATAATATGCAAGACCAGAACACATGCATGGTAAAAACCTAAAAGGCACATCTGGATTATTTGTATAAACTCCTGCATCTTCAATTCTGTCAATTGAATAAAATTTTAATGTTGTGTATGTTGATGCATCTGGAGCAAGATAAACATTAATAGTTGGTTGTGTTTGTCTATCAACAAAATATTGTGATGGCTGTCCAGTTGTTAATTTATTTGGTAAAGCAGAATAAGCTGATCTATCAATTTTTGTTAAAGCGATATCTTGTGTGCTTGAAGTTCCAGAGCCAGTTGTATTTTGCACTGGTACACCTGCTGAATGAGCCACAGCTAACGAACCAAAAGCTCCTCTAGTTGCACCAGTTAAAGTAGTTCCACCTTTTCCAGTGTAAGTAATAAATTCTAAACCTATTTGAATTGTACCACTTGAAGCAAATCCAGTAGCATCTGTAAGCACAACACTTGTTGCAGAGTCTGTAAGAGCAGTATTCAACGTTCCATTAACTGCACCAGTTGAAGATATATAAGCTTCTAAAACATCATTGACTTGAGTAGGCACTGAATAAGTTGCAACTCCAGCTGTAAATTGAATTTGATTTAACTTTACTTTCCAGAGATGAACACCTCTGTTGCCCCATTCTGAAAATAAAAGATTTAAACTTCTTCTGGCACTTCTTATATCATAACCACTATTAGTACGAATACCACATCTCTCGTATGCTTCTTCAATAATATCATCGATTTGTAAATCGAATGTTGTAGTTCCTGATGTTGCCATAATTCATTACATTAAATCTTTATAATAATCTAAAGATTTTCCTGGTGGTAATTGTTCGTCTTGTAAACCCATGCCAGAAGTTCTAGCTGCGCCATAACCTCTAACAGATTTACCCATAGATGCTTTCATCATATCTTTTTCTCTAACTTTTTTAGCAGCCATACCAACATTAGCATACATCATTTTACCTTTTTTTGCTTTCATGTTTTGTTCAATGGCTTTTCCTCTTTTTTTCTCATAACTAGATAATTTGCCATCTTTATCTAGGTCTGCTTTTTTTGGGTTCTTTAACATTGTCTCTCCTCCTATACTCATTTTTAATAAATCTTTATGATAATCTTTTGTACTTGTTTTACTTAATTTTGTTTTTAATGCTTTTGATCTTGCTTTTTGTTCAGGAGTTCTTGTTGCAACTTTATAAGCAAGAATTCCTGCTTCAATTCCTAATCCAACAGGTGTTGCAGCTCTGGCTATTCTTCCAACTTTTCCAAGTGTACCTAATTTTCCAATTTTTTTTGCAGTACTAGGTAACTTTGAAGAAGGCAGTGCTTTCTTTGAATCAAACACTGTTAATTCTTTACTTGTACTTAAAGGTGCTTTACCTTTATTAAATCTTTCTTTTAAAGTTTTAATTAAACCTTTTTGTGCGAAATCGTCAAATTTTTTATAGGCTCTTGTTAAAGATTGACCTGCTTTAAATAATTTTTCACTCATACTTCAATCATACCACCGTAATACTTTTTGGTAAAGGTACTCACATTTGTTGGTTTACCACCTACTCCTTGAGGTTTAGCTCTTTTCCTCGCAACGGCACTCTTCCTTTGAGAGTCTGTCATCCTTGCTGCTTTTGCAGCAGGGACGCATTTTGGATACTTCCGTTTTCGATCCGCTGCTAATTTTGAACGACCACAGGGTGCGTATGAACCATCTTTTCGTTTGCTCCCAATATCTACCCATTTTTGATCGAACCATTTTTTTAGTCCCATTAGAAAACACCTTCAAATTTTGTCCCCTTGATAGCGGCTCCTGCTCCACGGCACATGCCACCATTTTTCAAACCTTTTGCTTCTATTGATTTATCTTCTCTAAATTTTTTTCTATCTTCATCATCTGCAGCTTTTCTTGCATCAAAAGGATTTTTAAAAATTTTTTCTTTTTTCTTTTTAGTCATTGATCATACCCTTATAATAATTACTTAAACTTTTATTTGAAACTTTATGACCAGCTAAATCGCCTTTTACATAACTACCATCATATGGTTGAAGTTTTTGTGCAAATTCACCTTTACTTGCTTTTGTCATGGAATCTAAAGTTTTAGCTTGAGCTTTATGAAGTGAAGATGCTTTATGTAAAGCACTTGCAACTTTTTTAATTTTTGCTTCACCACCTGAAACTTTTCCTGCTGGTTTAGGTCCCTTAAAATCTTTTCTCTTTACACCAGATGGATCTTTAATTTTACCTGCACAAATTTTTGAAGCGTAGGCGTTCGCATATGCGGACGGATATACTCGAAATTTTCGCTTCGCTGCAGCCTTGCCTCTAGGACATAGTTTTGTCATTTTTAAACCTTTTTCTGTTATACAATTTTTTTGATTGTATCACTTTAGATCTAAAGTTTCTAGACCTTAACTTTTTTGCTATTGGATTTTTTGTAGAGATCGTCATAATAGGAACCCAAGCCTTTGATAGGTTTTGATTTTACCTTAAATTTTTTTCTAGTTTTTTTACCCCAATTTCTACCTAGACCAGGTTCTAATAAACTAGGGATTTGTCCTCTTGTTATAGCCATCTTATCTCCAAATAATTATTACATTATATTTTATAGCAAATCTTTTGCTTTTCCTAGTATTGGCTTATATTTTGTTTTACCATCTTCTTTGAACGCTCTTAATAATTGTTTACGAGGATTTTCTGCAACCCAACTACAATGAACCCATCCCGAATTGGGTTCCCCAGGAGTGTAGAACTCAAGTATCATTTGATCCCAATCGAGGTTTGCTTTGATCCAATCAAAAACCTCAGCGTTATCTACTCCAACACATTCAAAATCAATCGCTTCCGCTTTTGAATGTTGACTGGTCAAACTAGATCCTATGGCCACACACAACTCTGGACTACGGAATCCGCTGGTCACCTTAACTCTGCCGAAGTGGTCACGTACTGGTTGTAGTATATTTTCACACAATAATTTTAATTTTTCTATTTGTCCTGCGTTAGGATTATTATTAATTCCTTTACGGACAGCTGTGTCTGATTTAATCAATTCTAAAAGTGTAAAGTTTCGAGAAAGTTTCATCAATAATTTAAAATTTTATAATCTTTATAATAATAATCTTTAATATACCCTATTTGTTTGCTATTTAAAATAACATCGTTACGATTTGATTCTCCAACTTTAGCATGATGTTTATCATTAAATTTGGTAATTTTAATATTAAAATTATACCACAACCAATCAAAAAATTTACTATCTAAATTATTTTCAAACCTCCATATTTTTGTCTTATAATCTATAAAATTAATTTGAGGTATAAACCAATTACCATCAACATTTAAACAAAGATTACTAACTGTTTCATCAAAATAGCTTTGGCTACTAAACATTTTATCTATTTTTTCTTGATCAAATAACCAACTTCCTTTGATCATTGAAATAAATCTATCTACTGGATCTCTCACAATACAAAATCTTTCTAAAGAACGATGGTTTGTATATAAGCAATGTTCAGGATAAGTTAAATGAGGTGATTCTTTTCCTCTAAATAAAATATTAAAATCAGAAACTTCAATGGTTTGATTATTTAATTCTAATAAATTAAATAAAAATCTACCTGCAGTTCTAGGTATGTGTATAAAATATACTTTATTGTTTATTAACATTACTAAAAATAATTAATGTTTATATTAAATCTTGCCTTTTTATCAGTGCAACTTGTACTATTATGAATAGTCATACAATCAAAAAATAAAGCTCGATTTGCTACAGATTTTACTTCTGTTCCATTTTCTAAAACAGTTGATCCATCACATGTATTAAGAGAAAATAATACTGCGTTTATACCCCCTTTATGATTGTTAGAAAAATCTTTGTGCTTACCGTGTGATATTATTTTTTCTGTTCTGGGGTAACAATTAATTTTTATTCTTAACAAAGATAAAATATTTAATTTAGAAAGTAAATTTTTAGCAATTAACGGAAAACATTCACTTGTGGGGTTTCCCCCAGTGTAAACAGTATGTAAAAAATATAACATAGCAACGTCTTTTTTTTCGCTGGAGTCAGATACATAATTTGAAAAATAGAAAGGAAAAGAATCAGATATTATAGTATCTTTTAATTCTTTAAATTCTTCTTTAGATAAAAAATTATCTATAATTTTCATTAATTAAGTATAAGTTTTTTTATAGATTTTTCACCTAAATAAATTTCTGTTTCTGCCATAGATTTTAGGCATTTATAGGATACCGATTCACTGAATTGACGCTCTGCTACACGCTTTGCACGTAAACATGTAGCCATATTGTCTTGTATTCTGTGTTCCTTAATCTCTCCGTTCCAAAACATAAGTAAAGCTACAACATACTCGGTCATTGTCCATTACCATTTTTGTAATGCATATCTCTTGCACCATCTTTTAACTCTTCAATATCCTCTAAAACTTTATCCATTTGTTTTGTTAAAAATTCTATGTTAACTTTATTTAAAGCCATTGAGTCAATGTGTTTACTTAACTTATCACTGGTCTTGTACAAATCTTCGATCATCATGTATTGTTCACTATCTGCGGGCAATGATCCAAGTTGACCTCGTGGCCATTTTATTCTAAACTCTGTATTCTCTTCTAGATCCTTTTCCATTATTTGTATACGAGTGTCTGCAACATTTAAACGTTCTATTATTTGGAAATAACCCATCGTGCCAAGTGCTACAATAATTATCAAACTAGCAACCGTCTTCATTGGCATTTGCACGGCAGCCTCTTCAGAAATTTTTAATGGTTTAGTCATCTTTTGGTTTAGGTAGCTTATAATCTTTTGGTGGTATTTTCAATACACTGTTATTATTATCTAAAGTCTTGGATTCTGGATTTTTTTTTATGTAATCATTTTTTAAATCATCCCAAAGACTGCCTGTAGGCATAGCTTCTGCTTCATCTGTTTGTGGTACAACCCCTCTACATTTTGATACTAATAAATAAAAATTTGGGTTTTGTGCCAGACTTGGATTTCTATTTACTTTATTACACATTTTCATTAATTCAAGTTGTTGTTTTAAAATCATATTTTCTTTTGAAGTTTTACAATCTGTACCTAAATATTTTCTAAATGATAAATTAAATCTATAATTTTCTGAATTATAATCTGTGCTACTAGATGAATTGTAATTTGTATCGGCTTGATAATTTTCTATACGAGCCTCGAGCTCTCCACATCGATCACTATTATTAAGATATTCATTTCTAGGATATGCTGGTCCTACCCAAGCTAATAGACATAATAAGATAATTAAAAAACCTGTAAAATAATAATTCATCTTGGCTATCTCCATAATTCATCCTAATAATTTATTTCCCTATTCAAATCCTTAATATCATATTCCATTTGTCTTACTTTATCGGCTAAAACTTCATATAAGTTTTCGGCCATCTCCCATGTTCCCTCAGCTCTTTCTAATTTTGCGATAACAGTATTTACATTATTAGTTAATACTTTCATATCTCTACGGATATTTTCAACTTCCATAGTTTTTAATTCTTGTATTTCTGCTTGATTGGCGTTGATTGTGTCTGTTAAGTTAACGATGTATTTTACACCAGTGAATGTCCCGACTAGCACGGAGGCTACAACAGGGACCATAACTATATTTTTTTTTAAAAGATCTACTAAATTCATTTATTTACTTTTTTCTTTTTTTTATGTGTAAATAAATTATCTATCTTTAAAATCAGTTTGTCTAGACTACCTAAAATTTTGTAAATTAAAGCATCCATAAAAATTAACCCTTATTTTCAAATGACATATCAGAGGCAAATTCTTTATAGGATTCGTAAGTTCTTTTTTTGTCTTTTATCTCTTTCATTTCATAGAACATTTTATCACTATCTTCTGTAACCATATTGTTATCTTCTGCATCCCAATATGTAGTTTGGACTTTGTAATCAGGCCAACTGATATCAGTAGTGTAACTATTAATGTGCCACAAAAGACGATTATTAGGCTGAGCTGCATAATTACCGTTATCAAGCTCCAATATATGTGCACACTTATGTTCTTGAGGTATTTCGGAATGTTCAGTATCCAATATGTTAACGTCTGGATGTGCCCAATCAATCGTAAATAAATATTTACCATGATAAAATTTTTTGTCTAAGCCGAGGTATTTGCCCTTTACACCATCCAGCCAATCAAAACAAGTAACACTAGGCCAATAACTAAAACAATTCCACAATTCCAATTCATGCGTTTGCATATTTGGCACGTCGGATCTATCAAAAGTTTTTTGATAAAATGCTGATATAGGTAAACGCCAGTAGCACGCACCGTTTGGTAACATGATGTTAAACAAGAGCGCACGCCCTGATATTGATGTGAGACCGAAGATAACACAGTCTTCACTTTCTCCATGATGTTTTTGTAAGTCATAAAGATACTCCTTTCTAATTTTGCAGTAAATTGGTGGAAGATTTGCGTTCAGGTAAGACATGTTTGTATTTTTCTCTCCAATAATTTTTTCTTTCTAATATCCTAATTTTATATTCTAATTTATCAATACCTAAAAATTTTTTTAATATATTTAACATTTCCATCTTCTTCTTGCAGCACATATTCTTTTTTGTGGTGTCTTACTACAATTTACATTATGCATTTTCATCTGACCTGCTGATCTTGCACAATATGACTTTCTTCTTTTTGCAGCTTTACTACCTTTTTTAACTTTACCTGTTACTGCTGTTTTTAATTTAGATCCAGGATTCATTCTTCTGTAAGCACGAACCCCTGCTGCAGTCATTCCAGCACCTGATTTTGTAGATCTATAGTTTTTTTTGTTTCGTGTAGGCATTCCACCTTTTGCGAAACCATCGATCTCTATACCTAAGTCAGCATAGTAATCCATGTTTTACCTATGCTGTTAATCCTGGTGCAGAATATTTATCTGTAAGTAAAGTGTATGCTGTTACTTTAGTTTTTGTTTTACAAAAAAGTCCTTTTGGAAAAAGAATTCCATCTTCAGGAAAATTAAAATTAATAACATCTCCAGACGGTACGTCTGCTTGAAATAATGTTGTTCCTGAATTTGATGTTGTTGAAAGTTCTAAAGTGCCAGCTCCTGTGCCATCAGATGCAACAATAATTCCTCTCAGTCTTATTGGTTGCTCTATGATAGCTGTAGCACCTGCCGCAGCAGTAGATCTCGTTGCTTGTATATCGCTTTTGAATGACATAATAAATCCTATTATAAACTTTAAATATAGGGGCGTAAAGTACGCCCCTATAATGTATTTTATTACGCTCCTGGAGATCCGAAGATTCCTCTAGGGTCAGAGAAGCCGAAGCTGTATCTTTCTCTAGCTTTAAATCTTACGTTTCCAGTGTCGAAATCACCTTCGATCGCTGTTTTAATTGGCGATCTTACGAAGTGTTTCATACCGTTAGGTGCATCAGTCATAATGAAGAAAGCATCAGTATCAGTCAAGAAATGGTTAACTCTGTAACCTTCAGGAATCATACCCATGTTCATCATTGCGTTAATGTCGTTTTTAGCAAACGCATTAGATCCACCCGCTGTTGTAGATAAAGGTGACTTCATAATTCTCTCAGCAGTAAATTGTAATTCTTTTGGAATTATCATCTTTCTACCTTGAAGAGCAATTTTTAATCCTCTTTCATCTACGAACGCTGCGATATCGATTAACGATTGTTCTAACGATGTTTCTGATAAGTCAGCAGCAGTAGAAAGTTCATTTCTGAAAGTTCCACCATTTGCAAGTGGGTGATCAGTAGTCATAAGAGCTTTCCCGTCTCCACCTGTAAAGTTGCTGTCGAAACCATTGTTAAGAATGTTCGCTGCAGTGATTTGTTTTGATTGCGCCATTGATCTTGCAAGAGCTCTAGTGTATCTGCCAGCAAGTCTGTCGTATAAGTTATCTTCAATAGCCTCTTCTGTGATAGCAAATGCTAACGCCACAGTGTTGTGAGTGTATCTTGAAGTATACGCTTCAGTTGCTTGATCAAATGTCACTCCAGCACCTTCAGCTTTTGTTGCCGCAGTACCGAAGCCAGATAACATTACTTCTTCTTCAAACGCTCTGTCTGAAGTTTCTGTAGTAAAGATCTCAGCATGTTCATTGTCGTATCTATTGTATTCCAGGCCAAATAGTGCATTTAAACCTGGCTCTAGTTCTTTAACTAGTTGTGATCGTGATATAGCCATAATTTATAATCTCCTATTATTATAAGCCTGTGCCTTGACTGTAGAAATGGTTATTAATTCTAACCAACACATCTACATTCGCGCTTCCAGCAGTGTCATTTTGCGTGTCTTGCGAAATGTCAATTGCTTGAAGAACAGTTCCACTTGTTGTTAATCCAGATACGCTGTGGTCCAATTGGACTTCAGAAATACCTGTTAAAGTGTTCCCTGTTACGTTTGTTATTGCAAAGTTTTTAAAGATGTCTGCTACTGCAAACGCCCCATCAGAGTCTATTGAAAAAACTACACTCGGGTCGTCAATTACATTAGCGATAATATCACTAGCTGCAACTCCACCTGGGTATGAGTTTCTAAAAGTAGGCTTCTGAGTAGTAGGGTCTGTGTAGAACACTCCGTTAAAAACGCCAATGACTTTATCAGAAGTAGCAGCTACTGCTCTTTCGATTCCGCCACCAGTTACAGGTTTAACCAAGTCACCTTGGAAAATTGCAGTAGCATAGCCACTTGCGATTCTGTATCTGTTTTGTGCGTTAATAAATGGAGAGCCATCTAACTTTCTTACTGGTCTTAGACCATATTTTTCAGCTACATTAGCCATAGTTGTTTTCTCCTTTTATTGTTTACTTTACTTTGGAGTGAATATTCCCAAATAATTAGGATTTGTTTCCACCACCAAAAGTTACGCGAGATTGTCGACTAATATTCATCGGCATCTCCGGTCGTTGTTCCTTCAAAACATCGTTGTC